TGCTGGTTACAGCTTCAATGCCTAATCTAAAGGCAGTCTGAAAAGGGAGTCCATTTGTTGGACTCCCTTTTTTCGTTTATTATTTTGGAGAGATAATGGAAATTTCAATTAAGAAAGAAGAATTACAGAAGAAAAAGTTATTCATTGCAACTCCCATGTATGGTGGTATGAACCATGGGTTATATTGTAAAGCTTGTTTAGACTTACAAGCCTTATGCCTACAATATGGAGTACAAGTGAAATTCTCATTTCTTTTCAATGAGTCTTTAATCACACGAGCAAGAAACTATTTGGTGGATGAGTTTATCCATCGTTCTGACTGCACACATCTATTGTTTTTAGATTCAGATATTCACTTTGATCCTAAAGACGTTATTGCTTTATTGGCATTAGACAAAGATGTTATTGGTGGTCCTTATCCTAAGAAAGCCATCAAGTGGAAATCTGTTAAGAAGGCAGTAGAGAAGAACCCACAAATCAATCCACAAGACTTGGAGAAAGTTACTGGTGACTATGTGTTCAATCCAGTTAAAGGTACTGCACAGTTCTCTGTTACAGAACCATTAGAAGTGATGGAAATTGGTACAGGCTTTATGTTGGTTAAGCGTGAAGTGTTTGCTAAAATGGAAGAAGCGTATCCACAGATTCGTTACAAACCAGACCACGTTGGCCAAGCACACTTTGACGGCACACGTTACATTCATGCTTTCTTTGATACAGTTATTGATACTATTGATTCAATTACTGGTGGTGGTTCAGACCGTTACCTATCAGAAGATTATATGTTCTGTCAAATGTGGCGTAAGATTGGTGGACAGATTCACCTATGCCCTTGGATGAAGACTGACCATATCGGCACATATCACTTCAAAGGAGATATGCCAGCAGTTGCTAACTACGTTGGGGAAATGTAAAATGTTAGTTGGTGTTCTTGGATTTATTGGTTCAGGAAAAGGAACAGCAGGTGAAATCCTACAAGAAATGGGTTTCACCTCCCTTAGTTTTGCCAGTAACCTTAAAGACGTAGCTTCTGTTATGTTTGGTTGGCCTAGGCATTTACTAGAAGGCGATACTAAAGAATCACGGGACTGGCGTGAACAACCTGATGATTTCTGGTCTAAAGAACTTGGTTACTCCATATCACCAAGAAAAGTATTACAATTATTAGGTACAGAATCTGTTAGAGATGTATTTCATAAAGATTTTTGGATATTAAGTCTGAAAAAGAAAATGGTCTTTGGTACAAACTATGTTGTTACCGATGTTCGTTTTCCTAATGAAATGAATTTTATACATGAACAGGGCGGAATCTTAATTGAAGTACAACGTGGTCCTGATCCACATTGGTATGATATTGCTACTAAAGCAAACCGAGGTGATATTTCAGCTGCCAGATGGTTGATTGATAACCAAATACATTCTTCTGAAACCTCATGGGTTGGTGGAGATATTGACCACAAAATCCATAACAATGGAACCTTGGAAGACTTGAGAGAAAATTTATATTCTTGCTTGACAAAATCTTTTGGATCAAGTACAATTGAACATATTATTGAAGGAGCTATATGATGAAACTATCCGCTGATACGGTAAACGTATTAAAAAACTTTGCCTCTATTAATTCAGGTATTGAATTTAAAAAAGGTAAGACACTAACAACCATGTCTACAAACAAGACTGTATTGGCCAAGGCCACACTACAGGATCAAATTGAAGATGATTTTTGTATCTATGATTTGAATCAATTCTTGTCTGTATATTCAATCAATGATGCTACAGAGTTGGAGTTTGATGACCAAAACGTTATCTTCAAATCTGGTAAGTCTAAAATTAAGTATCGTAAGGCTGCCAAGAACCTAATCGTGGCTGCACCTGATAAAACATTGGCATTGCCTTCTAAAGATGCTGAGTTTACTTTATCTGAAGAAGACTACAAAGCAATTATGAAGTCAGCTGCCATTCTAGAATCAGAACACGTTGTGTTTGAATCTGATGGTGGTAAAATTTATGCGACCACCTGTACAATAGGACAAGATGGTAATCCCACATCACATACTAACTCTATTGAAGTTGGTGATGGTAATGGCGAACCATTCAAAGCCGTATTCTTGCGTGATAACTTTAAAATGATTCCTGGTCATTATGATGTTGAAATTTCTTCTAAAGGTTTGGCATCATTTGGTAACACAAAAGTTGACCTAGACTATTGGATCGCTGTTGAAGTTAAACTATCTTCTTTTGGAGGTTAATATGGTAGATAAAATTACTACAATTTATGGTGATTTGGATGAAGAACAATTAAAAGACCTCAAAGGTAACATTGAGGAGATTGTTGTTTGTTTGAATAAGATACAAGCCTTGAATGAATCTATTAAAGATATCGTAGACCTATCACATGAGAACTCTAAGATTCCTAAGAAGATTATCAAACGTATTGCTAAGACTGAATTCAAACAAAACTTCCGTAATGAAGTTACAGAAGCATCCGAATTTGAATCATTGTATGAGGCATTAGGAGAACTCAAGTGAGTCGCCGTGGTTTCTTAAAGAACTTTGGATTACTAGGTGTAGTTGTTGCTGGTGCCTCTACGGCATTGGCAAACAATGACCCAATTGTTATTCCTCAACCTATTCCTAAACCAGAACAACCAAAAGATTTTGCACAAGCAATGACACTTGATTCTAACGGTAACTTAGGAATAGGAAATACTGGTACCAATTGGCCAAGTGTCGATTATTCACAACTTGCACCTTCAGATGCTGTTTCTGGTATCATATCTCTCCATTCTGACAATAGGTCACTAGAAGAAAAAGAAGCTGAATATAATAATTCACAAACTCATGGTATGGTTTTTGTGTCGAACGATTTTAAATCAACAAATGAAGTACATATGGCTGTTGGTAAAGATAACAGATTGTGGATCAAAGTTGATAATGAGTGGAAGCGTGTAGCACTTGATGCTTAATTTTTTATATTATATTATGAGGTATTTGAATGTTAGTAGAACACACATTGTGGGTGGAGAAGTATAGACCCCACACTATACAGGACTGTATTCTTCCTGATGCCTTGAAGGCAACATTTCAGGAATATGTAAACAGAAAAGAAGTTCCTAATCTGTTACTCTCTGGTACTGCTGGTATCGGTAAAACTACTGTGGCGAAAGCCATGTGTGATGAAATTGGTATTGACTATTTGGTTATCAATGGTTCAGATAACCGTGGTATCTCCACTATTCAAATAGACGTTAAGAACTATGCCACCTCGATGAGTTTTTCTGGTGGTAAGAAAGTTGTTATCATAGATGAGGCTGACAATCTAACCGCAGATGCACAAAAGGCCTTGAGAGGAATCATAGAAGAAGTTTCTATCAATTGTTCCTTTATCTTTACCTGTAACTTTAAAAACAGAATTATGGATGCGATACACTCTCGTTGTTCCGTAATTGACTTCAAGGCCAATGGTTCTAAAGCCAAGATGGCCACACAGTTCTTTAAGAGAGTTGAACATATACTAGAAACTGAAGGAGTAACTTATGATAAAGAGGTGGTTGCAGCAGTCATTACAAAACATTTCCCTGATAATCGCCGTATCCTTAATGAGCTTCAGCGGTATAGTATTGGTGGCACAATTGATAAAGGTATTCTCGCATCAGTTTCCGATGTGCAGTTAACAGAGTTGGTGAAGTCTCTTAAAACAAAAGACTTTGCTAACTGTCGTAAATGGGTCACCAGTAACTTGGATAACGATCCTGCACGTATCTTTAGAACACTTTATGATAAACTTTATGAGGCCTTGCAAGCCAATTCTGTACCTCAGATGGTTTTAATACTGGCAAAATATCAATATCAAGCTGCATTTGTTGCCGATGCTGAGATTAATCTCATTGCTTGTTTGACTGAAATTATGGTTGATTGTGAGTTCAAATGAACCGAGAAGAAATGATGAATGAGCTTGGCCTTGCTGGTGAAAAGGTCGTAATCAATATGTTGAGTAGTCTCGGTTTAAAAGTTGAATCTTCAATCAACAAATATGATTCTGAAAAAGATATGTTGGTTGATGGTAAAAAAGTAGAAGTTAAAACACAAGTTCCTTTTGTGATGCAAAATGCTTTTACTTTTAAACCTAATCAATTAAACAAATGTCGTTCAGTCGATGTACTATATTTTGTCTGTGTTCCTCCACCATCACATTATGATAAATGGGCTGGTTGGATTTTCAGAGCAGAACCTAAGAATTTTGTTACAAGAAATTATAGAACTAAAGATGGTCGTGTTATGGTTTTAATTGACCGTGAACAAGACGCTTTAATACCTGTAATGAAAATTTCTGACGAAAATATCAAGGAACTAAAGAAGTACACAGTTTCGGGGTATTAATATGGCAGATTTATTTAAAGAAATAGTTCCATCAATTCTCCAAACTAAAGTTAATTATCTTCGTGACGATGTAGACCTGAAGGAGTATTCTCCTTTCATGGTCAATCGTGCTCTTTCTTACCACATGGATTGTGTTTTGTATGTCAATGAGATGAA